AAAGCCTATCACTTTATCTGAATTGGACATAACCCTAATCGACAATAACAAAAGGAAAAGATGCGAAGTTCGCATTCGCCCCTGCCCCTATTCTCTACTTTTATGGACAAACAATGATTATGATGCTATTGGCGATTATACTGAAGCTCAAGTCGAAGCCAGAGTGTTAGAACTTCTTGGATCAGATATTAAAGCTGGATTAGAAGCATTATTTGTGCCGCCACAAAGACCAGTAAGATAACATACTTCTGTTAGGTGTATAGTATATTAACAACAGGAGAATATACTTATGAAAATAAGAGCTGGTTATAAAACTAGTGAATTTTGGGTAACATTAGTAAGCTTCATTTTTAGTGGTTTATATTTAACTGGTATATTAAGTGATCACTCTCAAAAAGAAGAACTTATCGGGGTTGGCGGCCATGTTGTAGAAAGCATCATATTAATATTTGGTCAATTATTAATCTTTTATAAATATGTTAAAGGACGAAACGAAGTTAAAAAAATAGTTGAACAAGAAAATTTAGAACTGATAAAAAAAACGGAGACTAAAGATGAGTCCAAAAGAACTAGTACTAAACGAAGTAGAAAAACTTCACCAAGAACTAAAACTAAAACTACAAATAGCAAAAAGAGTAGCTCTAAGTGAAGCATGGAAAGTATTACAGCTAGTTACAGCTAGTACTGTTAGGGTTATAGAAACTATAGCAAGTAATCTAGAGGGCAAAGAGAAAAAGGCCATTGCAATAGAGTATATTAATAATTTTTATGATAAAGTGTTTGTGGTAGTAGACTTGCCCTTTGTTCCAAATCTTATTGAGCCTATTATACATAAGTACGTGAAACAAATTCTCATGATTATGGTGGGCGCATCAATAGATGCTACTGTGACCATTTTTAGAGAAACCGGGGTTTTCTTAAAGAAAGGAAATAGTTAACAATGTTAGATTATGCTCAAAGTTTTGAAGAGTTTTCTAGTTCGCTAAAACCAATTGATTTGGCTCTATATGCTGGAATAGGATTAGTATTGTGGGTTTTATTCAAGGATAAATTAAGTCCAGTACAAATATTACTAGGTTCTTTAGTTGACAAAATTAAAAACTTACTCAATAAAAATCCGGTAGTTAATAGTTCTGTTACATACAACACAACACCGTTGTTCAACAAACCAGAGGTATCTCCTGCAACATCAAAACCAACAAAAGAAGATTTGTTTTTTAAACTAATAGTAAGTTGGAAAGAAACACGAGATTTAGCAAGGTCTTGTGGGTGTGATAAGGCTGTTGAAGTTGCTGATAGTATGTTTCCATATTTAAGTCCTAATGTATGCGCGGGGGAAAATAAAGATGCTTAATTCTAAAAGTTTATTATTAATTTTAGCAGGAGTCCTTATATTTGTTGGATTAACCAAGCCAGATTTCAAATGGCCGGTTAAGCCCAAGCCAAGTGTTGTTGATACTATTGTGGTTGTTACTCCTCCAGAAAGTAAAGAACTAAGAGAAAAGTGCCAATTGGTAATCGACGTTCTTAAAAATGGTTCTGGTGATAGAAAAGCTGATGGCAAAAGATTATCAGAACTATATTCCGATCTTGCTGTTTTAATTAAGTTAGATGGAGAAAACGAAGTTGTTAAGACCACAGAAGAGATTAGACAAGCTAATTCTTTAGCTGGTGTTATGTTACAAATGAATATAAAAGACAAATACAAGGGATTATCTGATGCTACACAAGCCGTTCTTTTGAGCGAACTTGGCGATGATATTGTTCCTTTAGATGAAGAACTAAGAGGCAAGGCTGTAAAAGCTTTTATGGCTTTATCGTGGGCTTGTTTAGAAGGAAGTAAATAACCGAATGAAACAATGTTCTAAATGCTTGGAGTATAAAAGCTTAGATAGTTTTGCAGATTGTAAAAAGGCTGCTGATGGAAAACAATGGAATTGTAGAGATTGTAAAAGTTTATATAAAAAGCAACATAAAGAACATATAGCTAAACAACAAAAAGAATACAGAGAGATCAACAAAGATACTATTAGACAAAAAAATAAAATTCGCTATCACGATCAATCACAAATATTAAAAATAAAAAATGCAGAGTATAGATTAAAAAATAAAGCAAAAATATCTCAAAAAGAAAAAGAAAGAAGAGCTAATAATTGGGAAAAAATTAGAGAAATAAATAAAAAAAGCAGACTAAAACATAGAGAAAAAATACAAGCCAAAAGTAAAGAATATAGAATTAAAAACAAAGATAAAATTAAACAGTATCTTCGAAGACCAGAAGTTATAGCTCGTATAAAAGCTAATAAAATTAAAAATAAAGACAAAATTAATGCCAATAAGAGACACAATGAAAAATTAAAAAGAACAATAAATCCATCGTATAAACTAATAACTAATCAAAGAACAAGAATAACAGGTATACTAAAAAATCATAAAACCACTAAAACATTGGACCTATTGGGTTGCTCGGCACAGTTTTTAAGAGCATATTTAGAAAATAAATTTCAAGAAGGTATGAGTTGGGAAAACTATGGCAAAGCTGGCTGGCATGTTGATCATATCATTCCATGTTCGAGTTTCGATTTAACAGATCCTGAACAACAGAAAAGATGTTTTCATTATACAAATTTACAACCATTATGGGCTGTCGATAATTTAAAAAAGAGTAATAAAATTTTAACAAAGGCGTAGTAAAAATGGCAAAATTAACACCCCAACAACTACATGACATATATCGAAAGGGTTTCGCTGGATGTATTAGCGAACCTCATGTTTTTGATTATTATATGGAACATGCTAAATATGCTTATTTTAGTGATGGTTCTAAAAAAATTAAAGATAGCGGAAAAGGTAAACTGTCTACCCCATATAAAAGTTTATTAAAATTTGATAAAGGAGCCTTCAGTGAACGTCAAACGTTAGGAGACTGCACAAGTCACAGCACACGCAATGCTTGTGATATTAGTAGAGCGGTTGAAATTGATATTCATAAACAAAAAGAGAGTTGGATTGCTAGAGGAGCAACAGAAGCAATTTATGGCCAAAGAGGACATGGGGGAGAGGGTTCTAGTTGTGTTAGAACAGTAGATTTTGTTACTAAAGTTGGTGGAATTATAGCTAGAAAAAATTATCCAGGAATTGCTGATTTTAGTAAATATAATGGTAGTATGGGTGGTAAATGGGGTGCTAGGGGACTTCCTGATAAGGTTTTACAATTAGCAAATAAGCATCAGATGAAAACAGCAAGCTTAGTTCGTACAGTCGAAGAGGCGAGAGATGCTCTTGCTAATGGGTATGGAATTACTGTTTGTAGTATGTATGGATTCAGTAGTAAAAGAGATAGTAAGGGGTTTGCAAGACCTCAAGGACAATGGGCCCACGCGATGGTATGGGCGGCCTGCGATGACACAGGAAAAGAACCAAGCTTCTTAATTTGTAATAGTTGGGGGAAATGGAATGATGGTGGTCATCCAGAGTGGGGTCCTATTCCTAATGGTTCATTTTTAATAACTGCGGATGTTGCTGCCGGAATGTTAAGAGCAGGCGGAGCATTTGCCATTAGCAACTTTGACGGTTTTCCAGTACAAAAACTTCCTTCTTATGGTTTTGAGGATTATTTATGAAATTTTTAGATAAGGTGGCTCTTAATAGATTAATTAGTATTATATCTAGTTTTATATTAGGTGTATTAAAGATTATAGCGCCCAAAAGCGTAGAAGAAATAGATGTACCTAAGCCAGATAAGCCATTGTGGAAACCAAGATGGAGAAAAAAGAAAGATGAATAAGTTATTGTGTGCTATACTAATAGGTTCTGTATTAATTTCTTCAAACTATGGGTATAACGGCACCACCACTGCTGCTGTTGCGCTAGTCGGCGGAATTATAAAAGCAAAACACGTAAATCAAGATAAAAAATATCCACGCAAAAATTGTCCGGTATGCAAAGGTACTGGAAAATATTTGAGTGGTGACGGTATTAAAATGGTAGATTGTGGCTATTGTGAACCAGAAACTAAACTCACACCAGAATGTGATACTAAGGTATATAAAAAATGAATGAAAAATTAAAAGCAGTAGCTGAAAAAATTAGAAAACTATCAAATATACCAGAAGAAGAAACTTTTGGTAGTGTTATAGCTATACTTATGATTATTAGTATCACACTCACACTCATAAGAGTATTGCAAGAATGCAATAAGAATAAACTATCACAGAACTATACAGCACAAGATAAATATAATTTGTATGGTTCAGAAATCAGATCCTATTCTATGAAGAGGGGCTGGTTTACGAAAATGAGATTGAAAAAACTCATTAGACAAAAAATGTCAAAAGACCAATATTCTAAATATGGTTTACCATTATTAAATGCTATGTTAGATACAGGAGAAAACCTCAAGGATGATGAAGTTGTAACCTTAGTGGAGGCAGCAAATGTTTAATATATTAGTGTGGTGTGTATATGGCTTATTCGTTGGCAGTATAGCCAAGTCTATTGTTCCTGGTGAAGAAAGAATGGGATTTTTTCAAACAGTAGCCATAGGAGTTGCTGGTTCTTATATGGGCGGCGCAGTATTATATTTGCTGGGTAGTTATGATAGTGTTAGTCCGTCAGGAATAGTAATGGGTATTGCTGGTGGTGTGTTGAGTTTGGTTTTATATAATAAACTTACAAAAACAGCTTGACTTACCAACTTGTTATGCTATAATATAGCATCATGCAAAGACCTGACTGGACAGATTATTTTTTAGGATTGGCTAAAGTTGTTTCTCAACGTAGCCATGACATTCAAACACAACACGGTTGTGTAATTACGGATAAAAACAATAGAATTCTAGGATTAGGATATAACGGTTTCCCAAGAGGATTGGATGATAAATTATTACCCAACACTAGACCAGAAAAATATCCTTGGATGATTCACGCCGAACGTAATGCTTTATCTAATTGTGTTATTAGACCAGACAATGGCATAGCATATGTGACCGGCCAATGTTGTAATGATTGCATCATGGCTCTTTGGCAAGAAGGTGTCTCGACCGTTATAATGATGAAAGATCATGGCACACACTTGTTTGATGAAAATGCTCAAAAAAGATTTGATACTTTTATTAATATGAGCAAAATTAAAATACAATATGTTGAGCCAAATCTATCATGGCTGAAACAATTATGTGGTGTAATATAATGTATAAAATTAGTTTTTACATAGTATTGTTTTTATATTTTTATTTCAATATTACCTCGAATACAATAATGATAGAAAATTCTTTTAAAGGATTGGTAATATTGGGTCTTGTAACATTAATCGATAGGAGATAGTATGTCCGCACTTCAAGAGCTTCAAAATTATACGTTTGTTAGTAAATATGCACGATGGATTCCAGAAAAGAATAGAAGAGAAACTTGGAAAGAAGCTGTTGAAAGAGTGAAAAATATGATGCATACAATGTATGCGGACAAGAATATTTCAGAAGAAATCAACTGGGCTTACGACATGATGCACAAGAAAAAGGTTCTTGGAAGTCAAAGAGGTTTACAGTTTGGTGGAGATCCCATCCTAAAGAGAAACGCAAAAATCTATAACTGCACAAGTTCCTATTGTGATAGACTAAGATTTTTTCAAGAATGTTTTTGGCTACTACTATGTGGTAGCGGCACAGGATTTAGTGTACAAAAGCACCATGTTGCTAAGTTACCAAATCTTGAACATAAAATTAATAAAGATGCTATGAGTGTGGTCTATAGAATAGAAGATAGTATCGAAGGCTGGGCTGATGCTTTGGGTGTGCTTCTTAGTAGTTATTTTAGTAAACCCGTAGAAGAATTTGAACGATATAGAAATTGTCATATACTATTTGATTATAGTAATATTAGGCCGCAGGGTTCTGATCTAAGCTCTGGAGTTGGTAAAGCCCCTGGTTTTGAACCATTAGCAAAGGGCTTAGAAAAAATAAGAGCATTATTAGATCATTGTATTTCTAGTGGACAAAAGAAACTAAGACCAATTGATGCTTATGATATTGTGATGCACAGTAGCGATGCTGTATTAAGTGGTGGCGTAAGACGTTCTGCTAGTCTTGCTTTATTTAGCTCAGATGACGAAGAGATGTCCAAAGCTAAAACAGGCAACTGGTACATAGAAAATCCACAAAGAGCAAGAAGTAATAACTCCGCACTTTTATTAAAAAATGAAACTACTTTCGAAGAATTTTCTAACCTAATGGAGAGCGTCAAAGAATTTGGCGAACCCGGATTTATTTGGAGCGATTCTACAGAAATGACATTTAATCCTTGTGTAGAAGTTGGCATGTGGCCAGTGGATGAGGAGAGTGGTAAGAGTGGATGGCAAGGATGTAATCTAACGACCATCAATTGCTCATCAATAGAAGATGAACAAGATTTTTATGATAGATGTAAAGCTGCTGCTATTATAGGTACATTACAAGCTGGTTTTACAAAACTAGATTACCTGGGTGAAATTAGTTGCAGAATCTTTGAAAGAGAAGCTTTATTGGGGGTGTCTCTCACAGGAATTATGGAGAAGCACGATTTGGTACTATCAGAAAAAGTGCTTAAAGCTGGCGCTAAAATAGCTGTTGAGACTAATAAAGAAATAGCTAATAAAATTGGTATTAATCAAGCTGCTAGAGTCACCTGTTTAAAACCAGAAGGTACTAGTAGTAGTATGCTTGGTACATCATCCGGCATCCACCCACATCATGCTAAACGCTATATAAGACACGTACAGGCCAATGTTTTAGAAGCTCCTTTCCAACACTTTAGAAATTATAACCCACAAGCCTGCGAGAAATCTAGATGGTCGGCCAATAATACAGATGAGGTTATTAAGTTTCCCATAGAGGTTCCAGATGGGTCAAAATTAAAAAATCAACTTCCAGCAGTAGATATGTTGGGGGTAGTAAAAGACGCTCAAAAGAATTGGGTATATTCTGGCAAAAATAAAAGTCTATGTACTCAAGATTATCTTAGTCATAATGTTAGCAACACAGTCACAGTCAAACCCGATGAATGGGAAGATGTTACAAAATATATTTATGATAATCGTAAATACTTTGCTGGTATTAGCCTTATTCCTCAAAGTGGAGACAAAGATTATCCCCAAGCGCCTTTTACAACAGTATATACTTGCAGAGAGATTGTAAAAGAGTATGGAGATGCTTCTTTATGGTGTTCTGGCCTAATAGAATTAGCTCTTAATGCTTTTGATAACAACCTATGGGCAGCATGTGATTACGTTACATTAAACCAAGCCCATAGAGATCATCATGAATCTAAATTAAAGTTTATAACCAAGATGAAAAATTTTGCGGGTAAGTACTTTGAGGGAGATATTAGAAGACTTACATATTGCATGAAAGATGTTTATAATTGGAAAATATATTGTGATCTGTATGATAGCTTTAAAAAGGTTGATTATACACAACTAGTAGAGAACGAGGATAACACTGCCGGAATAGAAGAAGTTAGTTGTGCTGGCGGCGCATGTCTAATTTAAATACTATTTCGAAAGGTATAACTTGAGAAAACAAAAAAAGAAAAAGACTATAGATGCTACAAATTCAATCGTTACTAATAATACTGGTTTCGCTTATAAAAATAGACTAAAACCTAAAACAGTTAATCAGAATGAATTTATAAGAACTATTGCTGAAAATACCATTACATTCTGTCAGGGTGTGGCCGGATCTGGTAAAACACACATTGCTGTTGGTATGGCAATAGAATATCTCTTAGAAAATAAAGTTAACAAGATTGTAATTACTAGACCTGTTGTAGAATCTGGTGAAAAACTTGGATTTTTGCCCGGCACAGCAGAAGAGAAGTTACATCCTTATCTATTACCTATTTTAGATGAAATTGCCCACTTTATTCCTATGAGTCAATATGCTAGTCTTAAAACTCATAATAAAATAGAAATAGTTCCATTAGGTTTAATGAGAGGCCGTAATTTTCACAACTGTTTTATTGTGGCTGATGAGTGCCAAAATGCTTCTTATGATCAACTAAAAATGTTGTTGACTCGCATAGGCAACGACAGTAAAATGGTTCTCACCGGAGATGTCAGCCAATCCGATCTTCAAAGATATCTAAGGGGCGGGTTTATGCAGTTGATTGCTGCTCTTGGGGATATAGAGGGAATAGGCATATCTGAACTCAACAATGCTGATATTATCAGAAATCCTATTATTGGAAAAATACTCTCTCGATTAGATAATCTAGAAAATGAAACAACAACACAGTAAGTGTCTATTGCTAAACGCTGATTTTAGTCCATTATCTATTATCCATTGGCAAAAAGCTGTTATATGGAGCATGAGATATGAACACAATCCACGATATGGTATTGATATTGTAGACTTCTATAAAAATGATCATATCAATGGTGTGAATAGTAAGAAATATCCTATCCCAGCAGTGGCAAGAACAAAAAAATTTTTTAGACAATCTAATAATAGTATTATCTTTTCTCGTAAAAATATCTTCTTAAGAGATGATTATACTTGTCAATATTGTGGTATTCAATATGAAAATAATGATTTAACATATGATCATGTTGTACCAAAATCTAAGTGGAATTATTCTAATTCATCCCCAACTTGTTGGACTAATATAGTTACGGCTTGCGTTGAATGTAATCGTAAAAAGGGTAATAAAACACCAAAACAGGCTAATATGCCACTAATGAATATGCCTATTAAGCCAGTTAAGAGTCAAAAATACTTGCCAATAGCCCACCATCTGCATAAAATAAAGACAGACATACCCAGCGAATGGAAAGTATATTTACCAGAATCTTACTATGCCTAATTATTCTTATCACTGTGAACATTGCAATACAGACTTTGAGCTTTTCTTTTACATTAAAGATTATGTTTCTCAACCAAAATGTATCAATTGCGACAGTAAAAAAACCACAAGAAACTATATTGCTGATGTGGTTACACAATCTGCTAACGTTAAAAAATCTGATAGTGAATTAAAAACTATTGGAGATTTGGCCTTAAGGAATACAGAGAGAATGAGCAGTGATCAAAAGGCTGAACTATATCATAAACATAATGATTATAAAGAGAACAAGGAAGAAACTAAGCCATTGCCACAAGGTATGAAAAGAATACAAAAACCACCCAAATTTAAATGGACAGAAAAGGGCAATATTAAACAAAGAAGGAGATTAAAATGAAAGCTGAAAATTGTATCTTTACGCAAGATAAAACCAAAGCAGTAGACCAAAAAAGTTCTACAACAGAATACTATTCTTTATTGGGGGATCACGATTTTATTGATACTAATAATAAACCTAGAACTAATATAGAAAATAAATCTACACTAGCTAAATGTGTAGTAGACGATTCTAGTAAAAAATTCTATATCAAAACTGGAACATATGGGAAAATCTATAATCCTATGGGTATGTTTAGCGAGGGCAAAAGCGAAAAGTTTCTATCAAAGATAGGTCGTAAAGAGTATAATTTTAAACAGGTAAATCAAGAGATATTTGATATGTATTTAAATTTTCTATCTACTAAAAACATAGCATGGTTAAACAATGCGGAAAGAGAGATGGTCTGATGCCTAATAAAAAAAGAACCAAAGAAACAGAATACGCTGTTAAATATTTACATGAAATGAAGAAATTATCAACTAAAAATATTTCTTTAGAACTGGGTGTTGCGGAAGCTGTGGTTGATGGTATAATCAATCAACCCAAAGAAGACAAGCCTCGTAAAGTTAGCAAAAGTCAAAGCTTAATGGGAAGACATACCGCTAGCAAAAAAACTAATAATGTTAGCATTATGACTGAATCAGCCTCACAACTGAATGATGAGTTAGTTAGAAATTTTGGACCAACCAAATCTAGGACTAGTACAAACGCTATATTTAGACCTAATGGCTAAAAAATATATATCTAAGTATTCAAACAATAAAGAAGTAGGCGCGGCACAATATATCACCGAACTTATTTGTGAGAATAAGGCTCAAAAAGATAAGCTAGATTTGCATTATAGATTTTGGCTCAATAAAGAATGGGCTCTATACTATAAAAATCAAATAGCGTCGGCTTATAAATTAGTAAAAAAATATAGTGATATTGCTATAGTAAGAGCTTTGAAGAATCCTAAAGCAGCAAAAATTTATTCTCTGCGAGCGCCACATTTGACGCCTATTATAGAAGAAGAACAAAGAAAACTAGATGCTGAAAACAAAAGCCTTACCCTAGATCTAACTAGAATAGACAATGTAAAATTTGGCACTAAAAATAATAAACAAACCAAAAATATATTTTCCAAACTAAAGGATATAGACGATGAGTGTTAAAGAAGATGTTACAAAAACTTTTGGCGAAGATATTATCCTTAGTGGTAATGCTGTTGTTGATCGCAAATCAGTTATTATACCGGTCAGTCCATCTTTAGATATAGTATTAAACGGAGGAATACCCGAAGGAAGTTTCGTTGTTTTTACCGGACAACCAAAATGCGGCAAAACAACCACATCATTAGACTTTGCCGCAACGGCTCAAAAACCAGAATATCAGGGAGATCTTAAATCAGCAAGAGAAGTGTACTACCTAAATATTGAAGAAAGATTGAAGAAAAGAGACTTAGAAGGAATACCAGGATTAGATCTATCTAGATTTCATGTTATAGGTAGTCAACAGGGAAAAATTCTACACGCCGAAGAATATCTACAAATAGCAGAAAAAATTATCAATGAAATTCCAGGATCAGTAGTAATCATAGACTCATATTCAGCACTATGTACAGAAGCTGAAATTACTAGCGAAATGGATAAAATGCAACGAGCAGACGGAGCAAAGTTATTAGCAAAGTTTTGTCGTAAAGTTGCGAACGTTATTCCGGTAAATAAAAATGTAGTTATTGGTATTACTCACTTAATGGGTAATCCAACAGGATATGGTGCGGAGTTTAAGGAGAAGAGTGGTCAGGCTATTGCTTACCAAACAGATATTAAGATAAGAGCTAAAACTTTTAAACCTTGGGTTTTGAGTGCTGATAGTAGCCAGATAGGACAAGAAATAGAGTGGCAAGTAGCCTGTTCTGCTCTTGGTCCTCCTGGTGGTCAAATTACTAGTTATATCAGATATGGTCAAGGTATAGATAAATATATGGAAGCAATATGTTTAGCTTCAGATATGGGATTAATTAATAAGGGTGGTGCATGGTACACATTAACGACCCTGCCCGATAAACCTAAATTTCAAGGCACAGAAAAGGTAAGAAACTTTTTATTAGAAAATCATAAAGCTTATCAAGATTTAGTTTCTTCTATTAAAGACACCATGGGAATTAAATGCAAATAAAAGATTTAGACGGGACGAATCATAATTGGCAGTTGACAGGAAATATGGCTCGTGGTAAGATTAATAATCGCTCTAGTTTTCATTTGCAGGCTAGAGAATTAATTACCAACACCTTTCCAACCCTACAAATTTTAGAAGAAGTTCCTATCCCACTAAGACGTAGCGAAACTTTATATTTAGATTTTTATTTACCACTTAAAAAGCTATGTATAGAAGTTCACGGAGAACAACACTACAAGTTTGTACCATTCTATCACAATAATATGTTATCATTTTTAAAGTCTCAGAAAAGAGATAGAGAAAAAGAAGAATGGTGTGAGATAAATAATATCAGATATATTGCTTTACCTCATTACGAAGATACAAATAAATGGCAAGAGAGATTAAATGATGCATAAATCTACTAAAGAAGAAGTTAAATACTGGGATGATATCTTAGACGAATATGAACAGTCTGTTGGTTTGCCTCAGTACAAAAATGACATCTTTCCAGAAGATGAACTTAATCAATATTTAACTATGAATAGAGATGCTATAGAAAAACTTAATCCAGAAGATTGTGCTCAAATATCATATAGACTAGGACAATTTTCATTTCATATTCAACGCTCTATAAATAGAGAATTAGCTAGATATAATTGGGCTGAGGAAATTA